CCGGCGCTGCCCCATTCACCCTGAAGCAAGCCCTTGAGGCCCCACAGCGCGCTACGCGTGCCGAACTGCGCGCCGCTAGCAATATCGCCGAATAGTTCACCAAAGTTGGTGAGAGCAGGCGCCGCCTTTTTGAGGGCTGTAGTTGCAGTATCACCGAAGACATCAGCCTTCGTCATCGACTGCAACAGCGCCATGCTCTCAGCCACATCGTTGGTGGTCTGAACCGTCTTCAAGCCCGCCGTCTCGACAGCCTGCCAGCGCTTGGCTATCTGCTCAGGGGCCATTTCTCTGAACGCAAACTCGAACTTCGCCTTCGTGGTCTCCAGCTTCGACGACGTGCCGATCAGGGCTTTGCCCACGGACTCAAAGAGGCCGAGGATGGTACCTGTAGCCTTCTCAGCAATGCCACCCATGCTGGCAAGCTGGGTCTGGATCATGTCCAGTTGCTTGGACATGGCACCGAGGCCCTTCTCAGCCGAGGAGGTGTCGCTGTGAAAGACCAGCCCGAATCGTGTCGTGAAGCTGTTACCCACGCTTGCCTCCCTTTGCAATGGGCGCCCGCGGTGAGCGAGCGACCGGCGGCTTGTAGTTCACGGGCTTGGCAGGCGCGGCCGGCGTGGCGTCTGTCTCGGGGACACTGGGTGGATTCTGGCGAGTGCGCAGCACGTCCGCGAGGTCCATGCGCCGGTCGCTGGGCATGTTCATGATCTCGCTAGGCTGCCATCTCGCTACTTCTGCCAGAACCACCATGTCCGCCTCCAATTGCGAAAGCTCGATTTGATGTCGCTCGCCGTTTATTTCGCTCTCTACCCGCGTTATAACCCGGCAAGCGAGGGGATAAAAAAAGCGGCGTCAATCCTCATGGGCCCCCGATCCACCTCATGGCAGCGCGGGCACTCGGTAGAGATGTTGAGATCGATGCCACCGTCGATGCTGTCCACGGCGAGGCGGAGATGGTCGCGATCCACCGCTGTCCAGGACTTGATGTCGGAGATGCTGGCCTCTTTGCCGTCCACATCCATGATCTGGAGGGCAAGCTGGGCCGTCATGTAGTCCCGGGCGTACCGCTTGCTCAGGTCGATGATCTGCGGCTCGTCGCTGGTCATCAAGTGGCGGTAGCGCACCTTCTGCTGAGAGTCGGGCAGCGTCAGCTCAAACACCCGCTTGGCGGGGTCGGCGAGCGGGAAGATGTCGAGCGTGCGAAGGTCCAGGCGCTCTGGTGGCCGGCGGTCATCGGGGCCGTATTTGCACTTCGAGCACTCGGTGTTGAAGCGGTAAATGTCTCCGTTGCGCACCGAGATGCGTCGAAGAACGACCGTCAAAAAGGTCTTGTCGCTCCACAGCATGTTCTCGACGATACGAGACGCCGTAGACCGCTGCTCACTGCTACGACCGCGGTAGGGCAGGTCGATGCTCCCGACCCGGGTGATGCAGTTGGCGAGAATGCGCCGCACATGCTCACCAGAAGCGGCCAGGTGCTTGTCGCCGAGGATATCCTCCTCGACGCCAGTGAACTTGGCCAACTCAACCTCGGTGTGCAGCTTGCCCTTGTCGTCTACATAACCGCCAGGCAGCTTCAGGGGGAAAGTGATCTCACCGAGGCGACGGCGCGGCCGGTGCTCCATCCACTTGTGGCGGGCGAGATCTTCCGAGCTATCAGCCAGATAGATGCAGGATTCGTGGTCGCAGGGGAGCTTGACATCACTGGTGGTTCTCATGGTGGCCTCTCTGAGGGTGACCACCAAAGTATACCAGCCGTGGAGTAGGTGGTCTACGCGGGTAGGTTAGACGGGGACCTTCTCGAAGCCTTCGTGGGTGATGACCAGCTCCTCGATGCTGTTGTCGTTGCTGGTCGCGTTCAGGTCGCTGAAGGGCTTGAACTCTTTGGGCCAGGCTTCGTGGATGCGCCAGCGCACCGCGGCGTCGCCGTTGCGGTTGTACTGGGTGATCTCGATATCCCGGCGGAAGTCCGGCGCTCCACCGACGCCGCCAGTCACGTCGTGCACGCGCTGGTACCAGATCTGGAAGGCGTTCTGGCTGCCATTCAAGATCTGGCCGCGCTTCAGCGTGATGTCGTCGAACTTGGTGAGGCCAGGCGACTTTTTGACGGTCTCGTTGTCGCCGCCCTCGCGGTATTCGGACACCTCGGTAGACGCCTTGAGGCCGGAGCACTCCATGAAGCCGATGTTGATGCTCCCGATGTCCACGGTGAAGCGAAAGACCTTGATGGGATCTTCTGCTGATGTTCTCGCCATGGTCGCTTACTCCTTTACAGACCCGCCTGAGCAAGCTCGGCGTCAACGGCCCGAGTATCCTGCACAAGTTGGAAGGTGACAAACTCCGCCGGCCGAGCGATAGCCAGGCCGATCTTGCACACGAGCTGACCCGCGAGCTCCACGCTGGGCGGGTTGTTGGTCTCATCGCAAACCACATAGAAGGCGTCGGTGGCCTTGGTGCCCTTGAGCAGGCCATTGCGCCACTGCCGCAGCAGAAAGACGTTGACGGCTGCACGCACACGGCCCCGCGTGGTGGCGTCCGATGGCTCGAAGACCACCCACTGGAGGCCAGAGTTGAGCGACCGCTTCACGAAGTTGAAAACGCGACGCACATTGATCTGGCGGAAGGTCGAGTTGGCCAGGGTGCGAGAACCAAAGACCAGGATGCCCTCGCCCGTCTTCGCCAGCACCGGGTTGACGTTGCTGGGATAGAGCAGGTCACGGTCGGCAGACGTGAGAGTGCGCTCGACGCCGAGCACGTTGGCGATCTGACCATCCGGGGTGCCGGCGGGCGCTTTTTGCACGCCGCGCTGAGCGTCGGTGCGCGCGTATACACCCATGATATCGCCGCTGGGCGGATAGGTGGTCAGGATGCCCGTGATTGGGTCGTTGGCCTTCACCCACGGGTAGTAGATCGCAGCGTACTCGGAGTACAGGTTCGCTGTGGCAGCGACGTAGGTTTGGATCTGCGACGGGGTCTGGCCAGAAGGCGGGTCGAGGATGGCAAACATATCCTGGTAGACCGACTGCTCGACATAGGTGATGACAGCCTTGTGCACCGCTGCCGACGTGCGGCCAGGCACGGCCAGAATGTTGATCTGGTCATGCACCACATCCAGCGCGTAGAGGCCACGGCCAGTGTGGGTGGCATCAGTCGTGGGATCACCGATGTGGTCGGTATCGTTGGGCGTGGTGCCATCCGAGCCATTGAGCAGCAGGGTGTTGGACTGGTTGTCGGGGCGAGGGTCCACGGCAGCCGCAGCGACCAGAGCGTTGTCGGTGAGGATGTCGATTTGCCGCGCCGGGTCATTGTTGTTGATGACCGTCATGAAATAGTTGGGCGCGAGACTGGACATGGCCAGCTTGGCGATGCGCTCCAGGAAGTTGCCGGAGCGGTACACCAGGAAGTCCACTTCCTCCAGGTACACGGGGCTGCTGCTGGGGATGTTGGCCCCCGGGGTAAGCGAGCTGAAGTAGACCGTGTTGGTGCCGGAGTCGAGGCGGGTGACGATAAACCGGATGGTCGCCGAGCCCTGGCCGTTGTGCTCCAGATTATCGAAGCCCAGGCTGTTGGTGCTCGTATTCTTGACCTGGACACCGTTGGGGGCCGCCCCCGTCGTGGTCGTCGCCAGAACGAGCGTGCTTCCGACCGCTGTGAGCATGCCACCAGTGACGCCGTCCGCAGTGCCAACCGCGGTAGCGATCTCGCTTGCGAGTGCGGCATCGAGGAAGCCGATGGTGACCGTCTTGGTGCCCGTGCCGCCGGTTTTCGTCAGGGTGGCGGTGCCCGCGGTGCCGAGACCGACGGACAGGCCCAGCGAGGTCAGAATGCCGGCGGTGCCAGACACCACGCGAATGTTGCTGCTGGTGCCGTATCGCGACGATTCCAGCTTCACCTGCGCCGACGAGTCGATGGCCACGCCGTACGTCGTGCCAGCCCCATTGTTCCACTGGTCGTTGATGGCAGCCAGGTACTTGAGCTCGGTGTTCTCGGAGCCAGTAAAGGTGATAGTCGTGTCGGTGGTGTTGTCCTCGTTCACCCGGAGCACGATAGTGCCACCACCGCCGACCGCCGCGTAGGTTGCCGCCGCTCCAGTGACCGAGCCGCGCGTGCCGCCGAAGGTCCAGATTTGCGAGGCACCCTCGTTGATGCTGATATCCCAGTGGTCATTGGGCTTGATCTTGAAGGGCCCGGCGCTGGAAGTGACCGACCCAGCCACGGCCACCGCTCCGACGAGGCTGAGCTGAGCGCCGACGTAGACCTGCCGCACGTCCGAGATGGCCAGCGAGGTGATGGGGCTGGTTCCCGTACCGCTGGTGTTGGTGGCGATCTGCGTGTTCTGCCGGGCGATGGTGACGCCAATCTCGTTGCCATGCACACCTTCGCTGCTGGCTTCCACGACGCAGCTATTCGAGCCATTCGACTGAAGCTGCTTGGACGCCTTGACCGCATCGAGGGTCGCCGGGTTGGTGATATCGGTGTAGTGGCCGACGCGGACGATGTAAAGGCTGGTACCACCGTTCTCGAAGAACGCCTTCGCCGACCGATACAGGTACGAGCCGGAGATCAGCCCGCCAAAAAAGCGCTGAAACTCGTCGATGTTGCCGGTCAGGGTGGCGCGGTTGATAGGGCCACGGCGGGCAATTCCGACCATGGCGCCCACCGAGGTCGAAACGCTGCTGATGACAGCAGAGGTGTTGCGCGGCTCCGTGAACTGAATACCAGGTGATAGCTGCTCGGCCATGTTCAAACTCCCCTAGCATCTATACCACGAGCAATGGTCTTGCCGCTCAGGCCGCCAAAGTTCGCAGTAACTGTTACAAGTTCCGTCTCAGCATCCGATTGCCCACCGAGGAAGGTGCCCGGTTCAGACATGGGCTGCAAGAAAGCGGTATCAGACGACTCCCATTGCGCCAGCTTGGTGATGTCCTCTGATACACCGTTGGCATACGTGGCAGTCGCCGTGAACGACACAAGTTGCCCTTTCGCAAAAGCAGCGATTGCTGGGCTCACAACCAGGTCCGTAAGACGCGGCCTGGGTAGCTGCTGCGCTTTGAAGACCTCTTGGTCGAGCTCGACAGGTGCTGTCACCGTGCGAATGAGCTCGTAAGCCTCGGAGTTGTCCAGGTGGGTCTCGACGACATAGGTGATAACCCATGAAAAGCCCCGCACCTGTACGTTTTCAAGAGTGGGCTCCTGGTCGTCTACGTTGTTGATTGTGGACTGTCTTAGCTCCCACGATTTGCGGACGCCATTTGCAAGCACCCCGTTAAGACAGCCGCGAGCGGGCATCTGGGTCAGGATGGTCTCCATGAGCACTAGCTGCTCATAAACATCCTTCACCCAGAGGCGTACATCAAACATCAAGTCGAAAGGCTCCGCGTGGTCCCGCACCTTCAACAGGGAGGGTCCCTGCACAGTACGCCCGCTGGGAAACCTCACGTCCACGAAAGACGAAACCACGGGCTCGACAAATCGATCCGCCGACCAGATATAGCGTTGCGGGTTGAATTGGCACCCGATCAGCTCGTAGGAAAAAGCGGGCCACTGCTCTACGGCTCTGCGGCCCCGCGAGCTGAAGCGGTACACTGGAATGTCGCGGGGCACAGTTCCACCAAAATTGACCTTGCGTGTCCCAAGTAGCTTAGTGCCCTGCTGCTTTTGCGCGTCAGCCACCGGAGCGCGAACGCCCAGCCCATCAGACTCAGTAGGCTGGTAAGACGCTGGGTCTATGCCCAACAAAGCTGCCGCCATGGCGCGGTCAACAGCCTTGAACGACATTAGCGCACCAGGCGGAGGTCGCCGATGACCTTCCGTCCAACACTTGGCATATTCTGCTGGGCGTACTCGATAGTCGGCCGCCAATGCGGGCGTCCCGGCATGGTGCTCGTGCCAAACTCAAGGCACGCTGCAATGCGCGAAAAAAGCTGCCCATTGGAGGCGACAGCACCATCCTCAAATCCAACGGTGTAGTCTCCGCCCTCGGTGGGCACAACTTTGACCTCGCGGGCGTATTCGCCGTCAGCGATAAGAACAGGCCGGGCACCATACATACGCACCTTGCGAGCAGCATAGTTTTCGCTCAGCGGGGCCACATCAAACTTACCGCCCATGAGCATGTCAACCATGTGCTCTTTGACAACGACCGCGTATAGGCCCATGTGTTTTCGAGCCATAGGCGAAAAGTTCTTGGCACCCAGGGAAAAGCCCTGGATGACAACTTTGAGGTCGCCAGTCTGCTCAAAACGAAACATCAGCTTGCCCTGTACCTAAAAGCCTGCGCGTACACGTCGATGAGGCCCGTATTTGGTGATGTCACAACCAGGTCCATGGAGCCAACAACCGCATTTGGGTTGTAGAACGTCGGAACCTGGAAAGTGAGCGTGCTGTCGTTCACGATGGTTAAGTTTACCACCGGCTTGCCGCCCAAGGTTACGCTGCCCGGAGGGCTGCCGACGTTCAGTCCGGTAAAGCGAACACCCTTCACAGTAACCAAAGTCCCGGCTGTGCCAGTGGTGGGGCTGAGCGGTGGCACCTGAATGCTGCTCAACAGGGCGCGTAAGGGCAGCGTGGTCACGGCAATGGTGTTGGACCCGGTGATCTCGTAGTTCAGCGACTGCACGAACATCCGATAGTAGTAGGTGGTACTCGGTTCCAGCGGTGGGGCCGACAGTGTACCTTCAATAGGCCCCGTAGCGCCGTCAGCGCCGACATCGGTGAACTCGGTTATGAGCTGCCCGGCGGACTCGATAAACGTGGCAAAGCCGATCCGGTCCTTGTTTGTATGTGGCCCATAGGAGCGGTAGACGAGCTTGGCCGTGAACGGTAGCTTGACATTAGACCGAAGGAGATTTGGGGCATCCGTGATGAGCTGGAGGCCCTTGGGTCGGTCGATGACCGGCACGGTGTCGCGCCACAGCTCAAAGCTGTAGAACTGCAAGTCGTGGTTCCGCTTCCATCGGAGAGTGACCTTCGTATCCTCGATGTCCCGGGGGTCCGGCTGAACAAGCACTGGGGGCGTAGGCTCCATGGCAGAGGCCATAGGTGCATTGAATCCAGTACGCATTGATCTTCGCCACAGGCCGCCCACCATGACATCACCCGTGCCAGTGTCATCCTCGGGCACCTTGGCAACAGGTATAGCGCGCTGTTGCCGGCGAATATCGTCCTTGTAGGACTGCTCCTCTTGCGCCGCGATGGCCAGGAGCTGATCAACCGTGGTCTCAAGGTTGCGCCGCTTGGCGGCGTCCTTGGCGAGCTCACGCTGAACGATGGCGCTGGCCAAGGTGAGGACGAAACCGTGCTCATTCTCTGGCAGCGTCTCCGGAGAGTACGAAAGGTTATGCCGACGACACGCTTCAACCAAAATGTCACGCAGCTCATCGTCGCTGAAGATGTGATGCCGAAAAGGAACCGCCTGGCCCACGATGGACATAGAGCCCACCGCCTGGAGATCCCTAGAAGGGTGGTCGGGGTTGAACCCCTGCTCAAGGTTCACCTGGTAGCCGCCCAGGGATTGCAAATACTCGGTCAGCTTCTTGATGGTGTCGTACTGAAAATCAGTCAGATCAACATTGATTGCCGGAGCTTTTCGACCATTTATGACAGTAGTTGAGAGGCGATAGGATGAGATCGAAACCAGGCAGTCGGTAGCTGCTTGGTCTACGCAGGCGAGGCTAAAGGCCGTGTAGGTGACCCGCTCGTCTTTGATGCGCCGCCGAAGCTGCGCCACCAGTGGAAGGTAAGTAGCCACACGGCCTCCATGCTCTCAGCCTAAACGATACCCTTCTGGGCCAAGTGAATGACGATGCCGGCCGGGACCTCGATCGGCTTGCCCTTCTGGAACTGGTAGTAGTGGTTGCCGATGCGGACGTTCTCGGTGGTAGTGCGCGGAACCACGCGCTGCATCTTGTCCTGCACGACAGTGGGCTCGACCTCGCGGACGGTCGGCTTGCCGTTCTTGGCTCCGGAGGTGATGAAGTCCGGCATGACCCGGCTCTTGGGCTTGTCGGGCCCGGTCATGCTGTCCAGGACGCGCAGCGCGATGTCGCGAGCCCACTCGCTGTCGGGCCGGCGCAGGAATGCCTCAAACGACTGCTTGTCCCGCTCGCTGGGCTCCGGGTAGTCATCGTCCGGCCCGCTGTTCGCACTCGACGTGGACGCAGCGGATACGAGCTGCTTTTTGGGGGCCGGCTCCGCCGACTCGGGCGCCTCTTGGGGGGTCACAATGACCTTGGGCGTCTCGGCCGGCGGAGCGGCCTTGTTCTCAGCAGCGGCTGGCTGCTTGTTTTCTACCTGGGTCTGGCTCTTGGGAGCTTCCTTCGCCATGGTCTGGTACCTTTCTAGTTTGCTTCTGCCGCGTTGCAGGTTTACCGACGGACGAGCACGACGTTACGTGCCGAGCCGCTGCCGGTCTGGTTGGTCACCGTCAGCGTGCGGGTGCTGGCGTTGTAGGTCCAGCTCCAGCCGGTGCCGCCCGGGACCACGCCGGTGGTCGAGGAGTAGATGCGCTTGGACCAGTCCGCATCGCCGCCCGGGAACTGGATCGTGGTCTGGGCGGTGCCGCCGGTCACGTTGAAGACCACGTAGGGCTTCTTCGGGAACAGGGTCACACGATTGGCGGTCAGGCTGGCCACCGCGTAGATGTAGCTGTTGATGCCCTTGTCCGCGTTGATGCTGGCCGCAACCTGCGCCGGGGTCGCGGCGCCGTTGGTCACGCCCGCCAGCGCGTGGGTGAGGGCCTGGCGACCGGCCTTCATCTGGCTCGGGGTCAGGGTGTAGTTGTAGCCCTTCTCGTCCACGCCGAAGACGATGGTGTCACCGTTGTTGACGTTCCAGTTGCCGTCCGCGCCGTTGGTGAGGTCGCCGCCGGTGTGGGTGAGCACCTTGACCTCATGCGGCGGCAGAGCGAGGTCGCCGTTGGCGTCGTAGGTGAAGGATACGGTGTCGCCGTTGGCCATCGAGTCGGGAACCTCGATGAGCACCGGCTGATTCTGGAGCTCGTCGTTGGCCAGCCCGACGAATCGGGTCAGCGCAGCGGCGAAGATTGCGGTTTTGGCTGCCATGGTAGTGGACCTTTAACCTTTCTGGCAGGCCGCTTTACGCGGTCTCCGCCACCACGATGTTCTTGCCTTCGAGGATGCTCTGGCCAAAGATGGCGTACCAGGCCAGGCCATGCTCGCGGCCGAAGTCCTCCACGCCGTTGTCGCGCAGCTCGACCGGCAGCGCCGTCGCGTGGCCGCACGAATACTCGCCGAAGAACACGGCCTGGTAGATGGCGATGCCGCCGGCACCCGCGCTGTCCAGGGACGGGTCGTAGCCGATGTCCGAGTAGTCGCCGGTCACCGGGTCCACGTTGCTGTTCTTGCCGTTGGGCATCACGGTGGTGCTGATGAAGCGCACGTCCTCGTACCGGCCGATCTCGCCGGTGTAGATCTGCGTGGCGCCGCTGTACTGGGCCGCGTTGATCCAGTCGTTGTCGTCGCGCAGGCTGCGGGCTTGGTGCGGGTGCAGGAAGCAGATGTAGTGGTCACCGCCCCACATCGGGCTGTTGTTGGTCTGGAGGGTTTCCACCGCGTCCTTGATGGTCTGGGTGCTGAAGGTGTCGGTGCTGGTCACGCTGCCCCGGGACGCTTTGCCGCCGCCGAAGATGACCTGAACGCCACCCATGATGGCGCCGCGCAGCGCCAGATCCAGGACCACCGCCATGTCGCGCCCGAGCAGCAGCGAGGCCGCCGAAAGCTGGTCGTAAAAGCTGGTCTGGAGCAGGTACTCGCTGAAGCCGATGGCGTTGCCGTACTCGACGACACTGATCGACTGCTGCGACATGCTCATGGCCTGCGTCTTCATGCGCACGCCCTCGACGAGGGCGCCACCGCGCTTGATGTTGCCATAGCGCGGGATGTTGATGGTGCGACCGGGCTGGACGCCCAGCTCGGTCTTCTTGGTGGTGAACTGGTCAAACTTCAAGACCGGCAAGGCGGCAAACCAGATCTCCGCGCTGTAAACGTCGCGGGTGGCGTCCAGCATCTGGTTGAACCCGGCGCCGGTCTGCACCGCAGTATTGAGTACGCTCGGCATGCGAAATTCTCCTTCCTGAAACGACTGCTATGAGGTCCTGTTCATGCCGTGGGCGACCCGCCCGTCCGGCGTCATCTCTAGCTGGGTTGCGGCAAGGGCACGGTTGGCCTCGGTGCCGTCGCGGCTGACGAACTTCGCACCAGCCGCTCCGCGAAGCTGCTGCTGGGCGCTGGCAAGGGCACGAGCCCGCACGTCGCTGAGGCTGATGACCTGCTGCGAGAGCTCGTCTTGCGTGAGGCGGGGCACCAGGCCGTCGGTACGCGCCGTCAGAACCCGCGGCTGCACGGGGGCTGGCGTCGTCATCTGGGGCTGCATGGCCTGCGGGATCGGCGGCTGAACACCACCGGGCTGCTGCATGTGGACAGGCGCCGGGGGGAGGTTCTGCGGCACCGGCGGTGCGAAGTTCTGCTGGGGCACCTGGGGCTGAGGCATGGGCAGCGCTTGCGGTTGCTGCACGGTGGACACGAAGTGGTTGCGGGGTGCATGCCACTGCGGCGAGCCCATCGCCTGCCCCTGCTGCTGGAGGGTTGCCATCAACTGGCGGCGATGCTGCGCGTAGGTGCCGTTGCGTACCGCCTCCGGCGTGGTGACGGCGGCGATCTGCTCGGTGAACTGCTGCGTACCCAGCGCGGCCTCCGGAATGGCCGGCGGGCTGACGGGACGTGGGAACTGCGACGGCGACGGAATGGCCTGCACCTGGACGGCGATGGGTGCCGTCGATGGGACAGGCTGGCTTGGCGGCGCAGAAGGCTGCGGCTGCTGGGCCGCGAGCTGCTGCTTTGCGATCTCCACGAAGCGGTTGAACTCGCTCCGAGCAAGCACAATGCTGGTCTCGATCTCGGCTTCGCTGGCACCGCCGATCAGCTCGATGATGGCATTGTTGGCACTCGTGCCAGTCTCGCGGATACGGCGCTCCATATAGGCTTGCAACTGCGCCTTGAGCAGTTCCGCCTTGTAGGTGCGCTGAAATTCCAGCGCCGCAGCCACTTCTTGCTCGCGCTTCTCGTCGGGGGTCATGCGGGCTTCGAGCTGGCTGCGGAACCGAGCAGCTTCCCGCTGCGCAAGCTCAAGCTGCTGGCGCATGGCCAGCATCTCGGGGCTTTCGACCGGCGGGAGAGGTGGGGCGACCGGAGCCGCGGGCGCGGGTGGCGTGGGGGCCACGGGTGTCTCCGGGGCGGCAGTGGTCGGTTGACTCGGCTGCGGATTCTGGGGGGTCTTCGGCGGCTCCATCGGTTACCTCTCGGTGTTGCGGCTGGCTGGTTACGACAGGCGCCCGGTGTTGCGCGACGACATGGTCACGACCGGGACGCTGGACGAGCCCATCCGCGACGGATCGCGGGTCGGGCCCTGGTTGCGCGGGTTGGACGTGTTGGGGCGCTCGTTGAGCACCGCGGCATAAATGCTGCCGCTGCCGGCGATCTCACCCTGGGAGCGCGTCCCCGACGTGTTGTCGTTGGGGTAGCTGCCCTCACGGGTGGCGCGGACCATGTGCTTCTGCGCCATGCCGATGCCGGTTGCCATGCGGTCAACGCTACCGCCGACCTCGGCCTGGTTGGTGTTCTCGATCTCCTTGCCCGCGAGGGGGTCGCGGTCCTTGGTAACGGTCGCCATGTATTCACCTCGTCTTGTTGGTCACGCTGCCACGCGGGCCATCACCAGTGCCACGCGAGCCATACGCGGGGTTTTGACCAGGAGCAGCGCCATAGCTCGCGGATTTGGCTTCGGGCAGGGTCTCAATGGACTCTGCGTCGCGCCCGCGATTTGCGCCGCTTACGCCGCCGAAACCGGCCCTCATCCCCTCATCAGGGGGCAAGGACATCCATCTGCTTGCGCTACGTCGGTCAGTTTTGCTCATGACCTTTAGGGTTCCATAAAGGGGTTGACTTGTCTACTGGGTATGCTCCGCCGCTTCGTCCTCGGCGGTTTCGCCCTTCTCGTGCTCCATGGACTCCTCGGGCATGCCGGGAGCTTCTTTGTGAGGCGGTGGGCGCTTCACCTGACGGTGCACGAGACCGTGGTGTTTGTCGCTCTTATGCGACGGATGATGAACAAGCCCGCCGCCGTGGCTCTCCTCGTTGTACTTCATGGGCCTCTGGGCCTTCAGTGCCTGGTCGGCGTTGGTGCCAGGCTCGGGCTTCCACCCTTCTTGCTTGGCTGCCAAAAAGGGCGTCTTGGCCGGCTGCATGCACTCTTTGTCGCTTTTGCCTTTGCCGCGCATGGCGTATCTCCTTCAGTACGATCCGTTTGTGACATGCCGACCACGCAGCTTGGTGCTCACCTGAGCTCCATGCCCTGAAAAGGTGCGGTCGTCGGGAAATTCCAGCACTGGAGCGGTGCGTGGTGGGTCGGTAGCGCTGCGCCGCAAGTCCAGAAGATCGACCGGCGACACGCGGTTAGCCGTCCATCCGGCGGGAATGCTGTCCGGCGTGTACGGCACGAGACGACGCTGAGCTCCGTTGAAATAAACCGTCTGGCCGCCGGGAAGCACCTCGTAATCACTGATGCTGTCGCGGCAGTTGGGATTGCGGTTAGCCATAAAGTAAGCACCCGATCCCATGGACGCCGTTTGCTCCGCCTGTGTCTTAAACAGTGGGTTGCGGTGGTCCATCCGACGATCGCCAGCAAGTGTCCGCTCACCAAGAGGCTCCGAAAACTGGCCTCGGTCGATAACGGCGGTGGTCTCGTATGCCAGAGGCGACGGCTTAAACGGGTTGGGCATGGCGTCTACTCCCTAGGTATATTTGTAGCACCCTGGCTGTCCATACGCGCTTGCTCGTCGCCAGCCTGTCCCTGTCCCGCTCCTATCGGTCGCGCCGGCTTAGGCGTTTTGGGGAGCTGCTGACCCGGGGGCTTGCCAGGGGCTGGTTGCTGTGGTTCCTCCGACCGCTCCTTCTTGAGCTCCTTCTCGATGCGGTCCGCATCCGGGGCAAGCTCGGGGGTATTGCGGCGACACCATGCTTTGCTGACAAGTCCCAGCCCTAGCCATTGGCCGTATAGATTGGCTTGCTGCAACTGGTCCTTTGGCAGCGGGTCATTGAAAGAAGTCTTGACCTCATATGGGTTGGCGTACTCGCAATGGTCGCAAGTCGTTGGTACGACCTGAATTTCCTTCTCGCCCGAGACGTACTGCGCCCCTGTGGTTGGGTCTACGAGTAAGCGCCGCAGCTTTATGGTTTCGGGCTCCGGTGGCAGCTCGATGGCCGACGCTGGCAACTGAGGAAGCTCAGGCTTTGGCGTGGGCTCAGCAGCAGGTGCCGAACCATCCGGGCTAGGCTCCGGATCGGGCTGGTCTTCCTTTGCCTTGTCTTCCATGGACTGCGTCTTCGCGGGGTCCCATTCCGACGGCGCGTGCTGTTCGTGCTCCTCGACGACTTGTTTGAATGGCGCCTCTTCGATCTTGGTCCCAAAGCTGTGTTGCCGCGCGTAGCGAACCTTAACGTCCTCAGGAGACAAGAACTCGAAGGTCTGCTCGTCAATGCGATAGCACTTTTTGTGGCTCGTTACGCAGGGGCAGCGGATGACATCTGGGTGCCCAAACTGGTCGTCCATGGCTCCGCCGATGTGCTCTGTTGGGGTAGGCCGCCCATCTTTGTTGACCTGGCCGTGTCCCTCGCAGTAGGGGCATTCGGGGTCCACGTCAATGAACTCAACAATGCGCCCGCCGCAGTTGATGCACAAGTCGGTAGGGAGCTTGAACGACGGATTTGTTACCTCAAGGATTCTCAGGATGTAGTAGTTGACATCCGTGAGACCAGGCTCGTATAGCGCCCGCTTGCGATTGGTCTTCTCGACGAGTGGCTGGTACTGAGTGTGCAGCGCAACGCCACTGGTGTTGGAGATAGGCTGCATCCCACCAAGGGCCCCCTCTGGTATCTCGGCGATCTCCAGGAAGGACTTCTTGATCATGTCGATATACTTGGCGGCAGCGCCGAGGTCAGCCTGCGTGTTGATGACGTTGACCCTGGCATCTGCGGGGAATCCCGACCA